GACTATAAAACTTTAGACGGTCAGGCATATTACAGAAAGAAAAGAGCAGAGCTTGTTAAGCTGATCCTTGTTGGTAGTATTACTGAAGAAGAAGCAGATTATATTGATACTAAACTTGAAAGAGTTCAGTTGAAATTAGGTACAGGAGATTGGAAGTCAGCAAGTAAAAGACTTTTAGAAGTGGTTGTTGAAGGAGCTTTAACACAGGGTATCTATGATGAATATGAAACTGAAATAAATAATTACATAAACAACCATTATTAATATGAAGACCCAAATAAAAGAATCATTAGTTTATTTATTACTATCTATACTAGCAATGTTTTTGCAAAGATTTTTCTCTCCCATTGCATGGGTAATTACTGTATTTAGAATTGCATTTTCAAAAGAAAAAGGGTGGAAAGACCTTAAACAATATTTTCTAAATGTAGCTGTATCATATGATCAAACAGCTAACGCAGAAAACGGTGTAATATACAATGACATCATGATTACAAAAATGAGCTTAAATGAATTTGGATTTCCTGATGAAACTCTGTCAAGTGTATTTGGTAAAAATAAAAGAGTTGATACGTTAACTAAGTTTGGAAATATTTGGGCATGGCTTTTAAACAAGATTGAACACAATCATGTTGAGATGGCTATAGAAGAAGATGAAGGTAATTCTAAAAATTAATTAAAGTTCCTTATATTTAACATAAACTTGACTACCAATGGCTACTTTAAATGAAATAGTATATGATATACTAGAAGACGTTAGATCTAATGCAGTATCAGATGACTTAGATATAGATGAGCGTCTGGTCATATACAAACTGAATGTACAAAGGGCATTACAACTTAGAAATGAGTTTAATAAACCTGGACGTACATTAGATTCTTTTCTAGTACAGTCATTAGGTTGTGTAGAACTAGTCACTGCAGATAGTTCTGAATGTCCAGATATTCCTTCTGGATGTACAATACTAAAAACAAAATGTACTATACCTAAAACAATTGAGTTACATCACAAGACAGCTATTACAAAAGTAGGTCCAGTAGATAAGCTTAGTTATTTCTTTTCTTATATACCTTACCAGCAAGCTCCTTTTTCAGGTGAAGGTAAGTTTTCTAAGGATGTAGTGTATGCATTTTTATATGAAGACAGGATGTACTTTAAAGTTACTGGTACAATAGCCAAGTTTCTTACCAGAGTAAATATCATGGGAGTATTTGAAGACCCTACAAAAGTTGAAGAGTTCTGTACTACTAACGGAGAATCTTGTTTTTCTAAAGATGATCAATACCCTGTAAATGATTGGATGATACCTTACATAAAAGAACAGGTAGTTAGAGAGCTTGTAATGAGCTTGCAAATGCCGGAGGATAATATTAATGATGGAGAGTCAAAAGAATTAGGTAATGTACAACCACGTAAGTAAATGTAAGCAACAAGAAAAACACAAAGTGCATGTTGGAATAGATGACTTCTACAAGTACTATTGTTATTCTACGTTTAAAGAGCGTAAGGATAATAAAACTAAAGTTCACCATAATTCTATATACTCTATTGACAGAGGAGTGTACACTAGAATAATAGGAGACTTTAATTCAGCTATATCAGAAGCTATAATGTTTGATAACTTTGAATACAAGTTACCTGCTAGAATGGGCACACTTAGTATTAAAAAGAAGAAACGTAAAGTTTATTTCCTTGAAGATGGTACTATGGTTAATAGGATGCCTATTGATTGGAAATCTACGTTAGAGCTTTGGAGTGAAGATGAAGAATCTAAAGAGCAAAAAAAATTACTAAGACATACTAACGAACATACCAATGGTTACATTCCTTTTTGGTATCTTAACGTACATACTGGTAACTTTACAAATAAGACAGTGTATAAGTTTAAGTCTACAAGGACAAATAAAAGAGCACTTGCACAGATTTTAAAAGACCCAAGTATTAAAGTAAATTACTATTTAAAATGATGGATTACGGTAAAAATGAATATAAGGTAAGAAGTAAGCGTGTAACTAAAAATGATTGCACTAAAGAAATTACTATTACTCAAGTAGAGAATGGTTACATTGTGTGCGTTACAACTACTGATATGGTAGATGGAGAATACAAGGTAACAAAAAAGAAATGGATTTCTAAAGAAGATCCAATGCCTGATAAAAAAGGTAAGGTAAAAGATGAAGAGCCTACATCAGTAGCTCAAGCAATTAAATATATAAACTTTTAATTATGTTTAACGGTAAGACAAAGAGCGTACAATATATAGTTGAAAAAGTTTTCAGGAATACTGGTATTGTTGAAGGCGTAGACATTTATGATTGCATAGAATGGGCTGCAGAATGTATGGAGCTGATAGGCGCTCCTCAATCTTACAGTGAGAAAGTAGCTAGTATTGAAATTACAGATGGTAGGGGAGACTTACCATGTGATTTACATCAGATAGCTCAAACAAGAATTAAAACAGAAAAGGGGTATTCCCCAATGCGCTATGCTACTAATACATTCCATTCTAAAACACATTGCAATAATTCTAAAGATCTTGACTGTTCTTCTAGTTACACTTACCGTGTTTCTGATGATTGCATTTTTGTGGATTTTTCTGGCGGTACGGTTGAGATGGCGTATATGGCGTTTGCAACTGACAAGAACGGTTGGCCAGCTATACCAGATGATATTAAATTTGTCAGGGCGGTAGAATTTTATATTAGGGAAAAGATAGATTATAGATTATTACGTGCAGGTAAAATACAACCAGGTGTTTATGATAGAACATTACAAGAGCAATTATGGTATATTGGTGCAGCACAGACTAGGGGAGCAATGCCTTCTGTAGATCAAATGGAGAATATTAAAAATAACTGGATTAGACTTATACCTAAAATTAACCAACAAGAGGATTTCTTTTCCTCACTAGGAAACCAAGAAGAAAGAATATCACATAACTCTTATACATCTACAGGAATTTCTGGTAATGAAGTAGAAAGAGATGATTATTTTGACAATTTAGAAAATAACTAATAATGGCTAAGCACCGTAACACATATAGCAAAGGATTAAACCAAGATACTAGTAGGTCAAAGTATGATCAAGCTAATTATTATGATGCCCTTAATATAAGGGTTGTTACGGATGACGGGTTATCTACAGGATCTATTGAGAATGAAAGAGGTAATACTCTTAGCTTTGTTATACCTGACCTACCTGCAGAACCTGACGTATGTTTTTTAGATGGAACACAGGCAAATGTACCTTTACAAGAAGATTTAAAAATTGTAGGTTGGACTACTATTGAAAATGATATTGTAATATTTACTACAAATGAGTCTGCACCTAACCCGTCAAGTTCATATGGACAAATATGGTCTATTAAATATGATGAGACTACAAATACAGTTATAGGACTATTACCCGGTAATGAGCTAGACCCTTTAGTACATTTAAAATATAATCATAAATTAAACCTTTCAACTTTTCACAGGATAGAGGCTGTAGGTAGAAAAGAGAATAGTGTAACTTCTAAAGTGTATTGGACAGATTTTCACAATCAATTACGTTCTATAAATATATCTGAAAATGCAGACCCTTTAGCAAGATCTTTAGAAGAAGGCGGTAGCTACCCGGCAGGTAAGATAACTACAATATCCCCAAATGATATAGATTCTAAGCCTAATGTAATATTTCCAAAAGCTAACGTATTATCTGTAGGTATTGGCAATCTTACTACTGGAAGTAAAGTACAATATGCATGTAGATTGATTAGCTTTACAGGAGTACAAACTATAATATCTCCAACATCCTCATTAGTATTTTTAACAGACTATGATGATAAATCAAAAAGTTACCATGAATTTATAGGTACGGACCCGCTATCATCTAATTCTAAATCTGTTACATTTAGAGTTACAGGTATTAGTAGTAATTATGATATAATTGAGCACATAGCTGTTATATATTCTGATAATGATGTACCAAGTATCTTTAAATTTGGAGAAGATTCTGTGCCTAGTTCAGGTGAATTAGAAGTAGTACTAGACGGTTCTGAAGATGTTATACCTATATCACAAGTAGAACTTTCTACAGTATCTATAGGATTTGAAACCTGTAAAACTATTGACATAAAAGACAATAGAATAATTGCAGGTAATATAAAAACACCTATAGCAGAAGTAGTTGGGTATGATACAAGAGCTTACAGATTTAGCAGTATACAGTCTGCTAGAATAAAAGATGAAACTTCAGGTACTGAATTATTTATTAACGGTGTTGATAAAACTATTGTAGGGTCAAACCCTGTAGTTGATTGGACCACTATAGATGAAGAGCATGACGCTATTAACTATTATAATGATGATAACCCTGACACTAACCCAGACTGGAATACACTGTACCAGTACAAATATCAATCTGACGGTGTAACTTTGGGAGGGGAAGGTCCTAATATAAAATACACTTTTGTAACAACGCCTTTAGACCATGATAGTAAACCTGCTGATACTATTAGAAGGAGCGCACCATTTGCTAATGTAGCAAGATCTGCAGGTAATATTAGTTTAGGTGATTTAGATTATACAGGCGCTCCAGTAAGTGTAGATGCTTCTGGCCAATACAATAATTTTAATTCTCCTATTATAGAAACATATCTAACTGGATATGCTAGAGGAGAAGTATATAGATTTGCAATAGTATTTTATGATTTAAAGGGTAGGCCTACTTTTGCAAAGTGGGTTGGAGATATAAAATTTCCAGATCCTACACATGATCAAAAATGGAAGGTAGGAGATACAGGCTC